ATCAAATTGAAACCTGATGCACAAGAGAAAGCTATGTTAGAACAAAACATTCAAGCTGAAATCGCCGCAGGTGGTATCTCTACAACAGATGGTATCGATATCAGAAAGATAGGTAACTTATCTTTAGCTAATCAAATGCTTAAGATTAGAAAAGAGAAGCACCTTAAAGACCAACAAGAGAGAGAATTACAAAAAATTAGAGAGAACGGAGAAGCCAATGCAAAAGCGGCACAGGCTACGTCACAAGCGAAACAAGCTGAAATTCAAATGGCTAATGAAGGTAAAATGGCATTAGAAGATAAGAAAGGCTCAAACGCTATTAATCTAATAATTAAAGAACTTGAAGCCAAAAAAGAATTAATGGCATTAGAGTACTATTACCAAACAGGTATTAAAGAAAAAGAAGCCAAAGTTCAAAAGGACAAGGAAACATATAAAGAAGATAGAAAGGACGATAGACAAGCCGAATCTGCTACACAACAATCGCAGATAAAAGCTGAATCTAAGAAAGAAAATCCACAACCATTAAATTTCAAATCTGCTAACACAAGTATTACAGGAGAGGTTGGAATTGATGAATTTAGGACGTAAAATTAGCGTACTTTTTATTTTATTAAATTTGTACTAATTAAATTAAATCAAAATGAGACTAAGAGGAAAAAACGATAAGCTAAATCGTGCGCAATCGATTATAGCGGGTATCGGAAAAGACCCAAACGAAAAACCGCCTTTACCACCTGTGGATGGTATAGAGCCAACAGAACCACAAGAACCTGTTGAACCACAAACTCCACAAGAGCCAACAGAACCACAAGAACCTGTTGAGCCAATAGAACCAAATGAGCCAACAGAGCCACAAGAACCAAGTGAGCCTGTTGAACCAATAAATGAACCTGAAACACCACCCGCACTAGCGGAAGTAAGTGATGAAGTTATTCTATCTAAACTGAGCGAGACGCTTGGAAGAAAGATTGAAAGTTACGATGACCTTACACCAAAAGAAGTTGCAGTTGACCAAGAGTTACAGCAACTAATCGAGTGGAAAGAAAGAACAGGTTTAAGTCTGACACAGTTCGCAGACTATAATAAAGATTTCTCTAAAATGGGAGATTTGGATGTGGCGAGAGAGATTCTGTCACAAAAGTATCCAACCTTCACTAAAGAGCAATTAGACTTCGAATTAAGCAATTTAGTTTATGACGAAGATATAGATGACGAAACTGACAAGATGCGTAAAAGCGTTGAGTTAACTAAGTTAGCGACTGAGGGAAGACAAATGTTAGAAGCTAAGAAATTAGAACTTAAACCTGTTGAAAGTACAGGACTAACAAAAGAGCAACAAGAAGCTATTGATTTTGCTAATCAAGCTAAGACAGCACAAGCGCAAGCTGTTTCAACTCAAGAAGCATATGAAAATAGTTTAAATCTTGCGGCTCAAAACCTAGACACCTTAAATCTTGAATTAGAAGAAGGTGTTGTCATTAACCATAAAGTAGATGACGGAGTTAAAAATGGTCTTAAAGACTATATCCTAAATGTACCACATTGGTTTAATGAAGACGGTACTCCTAACCCTGCAAATATTGCAAGTGACGGGTACAAAATTCAGAACTTTGACAACTTGTTAAAGTTAGCTTATGAGCAAGGTAAAGCTGTCCAAAAGGAAGCTGATATCAAAGGTAAGGGTAACGTTACTTTAGATGCTCAAGGTAAACCACAAGGAGAGGGTTCTGAGAAGAAAGGGAATATTCATTCAGTTGTTGACCAATTAACAGGTAGCAATCCGAATAAGTTCCGTTTCAGACGAAACAAAAACTAATTATTAAACATTAAATTACGATAAAAAATGGCATTAAATGCAACACCCGCAGTATCGTTCACGCCGTCTTCAATTAAGAAGCCGACTGCTGAGAACTATATCGACATTTTCGATTACACTACTCAGTACGAACCTGATGCGTATGAAAAATTAATAAGTATCTATGGAGACCAATCTCTAATGGGTATGCTATTTGAATTAGGTAGTGAAGAAGCAATTTCTTCTGACCAATTCATTTGGACTGAAAAAGGACGTTTACACACATCTTATGATGACGTATCACGTGCCGCAAATATATTTACTAAAACAGGACACGTTTACCGTGTTGGTGAAGTAGTAGCTTGTTCAGGTAACGGAAACTTCCAATTAGGACGTATTACAGCCGTTGACGATGCGGCAGGAACTTTCACAGCCGTAGCTTACAAAGCCGCAGGTTGGGCAGTAGGTACAACAGCAATCAAAACTTTCATCTCTCACTCTGAATTCGCTAAGAACACAGGTGGTATGGAAGGTAGCTTAGAAACTGACTTTACAGTACTTAACAACAAGACAATTATCTTCAAGGATAATTACATTGCATCAGGTTCAGATGTTACTCAAGATTCTTGGGTTGAAACTGATAATGGTGGATTTGTTTGGTACTTACAATCTGAATTAGATGGAAGACGTAGATTCGAGGACAGAATCGAAATGGGTCTTATCTTAGGTAACTCTGCTGAGGCAGGTTCAGATGCTAAGTCGGCAGGATTTGACGGAACAGAAGGATTATTTGATTCTGTTAGAGACAGAGGTAACATCTTTGATGGTTTAGCTTCTACTTTAGCTGATTGGGATTCTATCCTTAAGCGTTTCGATAAGCAAGGAAAAATTGCTGAATATATGTTCTTCGTTGACAGAGACCAATCTCTTGCTATCGATGACTTACTAGGAACTCTTAACGCAGGTTATTCAACAGGTATCTCTTACGGGATGTTTGATAACTCTGAGGATATGGCTGTAAACTTAGGTTTCACAGGATTCAAAAGAGGTTCTTACAACTTCTACAAGCAAGATTGGAAGTTACTTAATGACCCACAATTACTAGGAAACGTTGCGGCGGCTGACGGTAAAGTTAGAGGTCTATTAGTACCTTACGGAGACAAAGAAGTTTACGACGGAACAAGCACAATGGCTGACAGAATCACAAGACCTTACTTATCTGTTAAGTACAGAGTTAAAGGTTCTGAAAACAGACGTCACAAGACTTGGATTACAGGTAGTGTTGGAACATCGACTCCTACGGATGACAATGACCACATGAGAGTAAACCACCTTGCAGACAGAGGTGTATGTACTATCGGTGCAAACAACTTCATGATTTTTGAAGGAGCGTAATAGCTTAACATAGAAGGGGTGGGATAATCCTGCCCCTTTATTTTTATAACAAAGAACCTAAGGTTCAAACTAAATTAAATCAAAATGGCAACAGCTAAAAAATCGCCTGCAAAGGCAAAAACAGAGCGTGTAGATAAAAGCTACCGTTTATTAAAATATTCACCTTTAACGTTCGAGTTAAAGACAGGTCGTAACAACAACTTAATAGTATTCGACCCTGAGACAGAAGACACAAGAGCAATCAAACATTGTCCAAACGAGAAATCAATTTTTGTAGATGAACAATCCAAATTAGGTGTTGTTAAATCTATTGTATTTGTCAATGGTGTTTACAATGTAAAAGCTACTGATGTAAGAACACAACAATTTTTAGATATTCATCCAAGCAACGGAATTATTTTTGAAGAAATCAACCAATCTGCTGACGCACAAGAGATGTTAGAATGGGAAGATTTAATCTTAGATATGAAAACTGAAATCAGAAAGAAAGCAAGAGAAGAAAACGGTATTGAAGAAATCCGTGTATTAGTATCTGCTTTAACTAGCGATATCAGTGGAACTGCTAACCTATCTGCACCTGAACTAAGGTATGCGGCATTTGAGTTAGTAGAGAGTAATCCTGACAGATTCTTAAATGATGATGGAGAGATTTCAATCTTTGATGATTCAGATATTACAAGAAAGGCTATTTCTAACAATGCCTTCGCTTCGGGAGTAGTAACACTTTCACCTGACGCTAGACAAATATTATGGAGCGATAATAAAGCACCTATTTGTAGCGTACCAAGAGGAAAAGGTTATTCTCAATTCTTCGCTGACTATTTAAAGACAGATGATGGGATAGAAGTAATGAAAGAACTTAGTAAAAGATAATAATATCAAAATACTATTTATAAGGGAGTCGTAGAAATGCGACTCCTTTTTTTTATGTATATTTGTATAAACTTTTCAAACACGATGATAGATACAATATACCAAATAGTAAAGGTCGTTCTTAACAAAGAATTAAGAGGTAACATTACACCTGACGAGTTCAACAAGATAGCTAAACAAGTACAAGATGAAATATTTGCAGAGTACTTTGTTGATGCTAACTTACAACAGAATAAAGAGAACAGAGGACTTACAAATAAAAATTACGCTAATCTCCCTCAATTAGTAAGACAGAAAATTGCTCGTTTTCACAAGTTAGAGTCCTTAACCTACAACGTTGGGACTCTAAACTTTGATTTACCAAGCGATATTTACTTCATTGAGGATAATGGGTTACTTTATAATTCAAACGTCATAGAAGAAGCCCAAGGCGCTGATTTTGGCTTTTTAAGTTCATCTTTAGCATCTCCTTCTGTAACATTCCCTGTATATGAGAATTATATGGACGCAATTAGAGTATATCCTGCTGAAATTCAAACAGGCGTTACTTGTAGGTATTTAAGAAAACCTGCTGACCCTAAATGGACTTACACATCTGTTGGAGACGTAGAATTATTTGACGCTACAATTTCTGATTACCAAGATTTTGAATTACACACATCAGAATTATCAAATATAGTTATCAATATGTTATCATACTTTGGTATTAATATAAGAGAAGCAGAGGTTACTCAATATGCAGAAGCACTAAAACAAAACGAAGAAAATAAAGAACAACAATAATGGCTATACAAAGTTTTACAGATTTAGACCTATATTATGGAGATGATTCTCAATGGGGGCAACATCAATATACAA